TAGACGGCTCTCAGACCCATAAGTGGGTGTTAGAAGGACTCTTTGGTCCATCATATAAAGTGACTCAAACAAAGAAACTTCAGGATGAAGGACACTTAGCATCACTTGATATTCAGTGTCTTGTCTTGAAGTACAAACCAAAGAAGTTTGATACCTATGAGGATGAGATACAGTTTCTCATTGGTCACGAGAAAAGAAATAACTTCATCACAAATTTAGTCAGAGATTTAGATGGCAATAGTCTGGTACTGTACTCTAGAGTAGAGGCTCATGGTGCCATCCTTTTCGACTTAATAAATAAAAAGGTAAGTGAAGACCGAAAAGTATTCTTTATTCATGGTGGTGTGGATGCCGAAGATAGAGAACAAGTAAGGGAGATTACTGAAAAAGAAAAAGACGCTATCATCGTTGCATCTTACGGAACGTTCAGTACTGGTATCAATATTAAAAATCTACACAATGTAATATTTGCCTCTCCATCCAAATCAAGAGTAAGAAACTTACAAAGTATTGGTAGAGTCCTACGTAAAGGCAAAGATAAAGTCAGTGCAAAACTTTATGATATTGCAGATGATTTAACAATTGGATCAAGAAAGAATTACACACTGAATCATTTTATTGAGCGTGTAAAAATTTATGTTTCAGAACAGTTTAACTATGACATTTTTACTATCAACATAAAAGATTAAAAAAGGAGTTTATATGGGAATTGAAGACGATTTTTACGCAACAATCAAACTCAAATGTGGTGATGAGATATTCTGTAAGGTGGCAGCATCTGAAGAAGATGATCGAACAATGTTACTTGTATCTTATCCTATCTGTGTTCAACCAATTAAGACAAGAGGATCAGTTACTGGATACAAGTTTGAACCATGGTTAAAGACTTCCAATGAAGATCTTTTCCTGATCAACTTAGATGAAGTTCTCACGATGTCTGAATCAGAGAACATTGAAATGATTATGAACTATCAAGACTATATCAGAAAGAGTAACCAAGGTAACTTTGCAAAGTTAGATCGAAGAATGGGTTACTTAGGAAATGTAAGAGATACGAAAGAAGTCTTGGAGAAGCTTTACAAGTCTTCTTAAAGAACCTATAGCTATTCTATCATCCTGGACAAGCCTAGTCTATATGGCTTTTATTACCTTGTCAACACTTGATATCTCTGGTATAATTAAAACAACAAAAAGAACTGTTATGCCTAAACCGAGAAATGCAGAACACTATGTAAATAACAAAGAGTTTCTGAACGCCCTTGAGAACTACTTCGCCAGAGTTGAGAAAGCAAAACTCAATGATGAACCGAAACCAGAAATTCCTCGTTACATTGGTGAATGCTTTCTGAAGATTGCAAATCATTTGTCATACAAACCAAACTTTGTGAACTACATGTTCAAAGATGACATGATCTGTGATGGTATCGAGAACTGTGTAAGATATATCCATAACTTTAATCCTGAGAAGTCGAAGAACCCCTTCGCATACTTTACTCAGATCATCTATTACGCATTCCTGAGAAGGATCTCTCAGGAGAAGAAACAGTTAGAGATCAAGAACAAGATTCTTGAGAAGACTGACTTTGATGAGGTCTTTGATGCCAATGATCTTGACATGGGTAACTATTCTGATTATAACTCGATAAAAGACACAGTTCATCAAAAACTGAGAAATTCATGATTGGAAAACTTGACCCCGAGGAACATGTTATGGACGAGTCCGTGATGTATCCTGGGAAGATGCTTGGACAACTTGCCATTGTATTAGAAAAACTGGGATGGGAGTATGGTGATGAGGTTGATGTAGAGATTGGTGGTACTTCTGTGTCGGGTATCGACGTAGGAGAAGAGTACAATAAGAAGTGGCAGTCACCTCTTGGTACTCGTAAGTACAACAAAGATGCCTTTATCATCATCAAAAACCAGTCACGTAGAGATCTGACTAAATCACAACCTTTCCCTGAAGGTGAGTTCAAACCCCAACATCCACATGAAAGTAGCAATTATCAGTGACACGCATTACGGCGCCAGAAAGGGATCTAAACTCTTTCACGATTACTTTGAAAAGTTCTACAACGATGTCTTCTTTCCTACCATAGACGAAGAAGGTATCACCACTGTCATTCACATGGGTGATGCCTTTGATAGTCGAAAGGGTATTGAATTCAAGTCATTGAAGTGGTCGAAGAGAGTTGTGTTCAATCCTCTTAAGGAACGTGGTATCAAGATGCATCTCATGGTTGGTAATCATGATGCATACTACAAGAACACGAATGAAATCAATGCTGTTGATCTTCTCCTGAAAGAGTATGATAATGTTGAGGTTTATTCTTCTCCTACAGAAGTGTCTGTGGGTGATCTCCCCATTCTATTCATTCCTTGGATCAATGAACAGAATGAAAAAGAAACCAACGGTCTTATCAAAAAGACAAAGTGTCCAGTCGCAATGGGACACCTTGAACTCAACGGATTCGTCGCGACCCCTGGTCACATCATGGAGCACGGTCATGATGCAAGAGCCTTTAATAAGTTCGAGAAAGTCTTTTCGGGACATTATCACGCTCGATCCGACAATGGGACCGTGTTCTATCTTGGTAATCCCTATGAAATGTTCTGGAATGATGTCGAAAGTCCCAGAGGTTTCACTATTTTTGATACTGAGTCCTTGGAACATCGACCCGTAAACAATCCATACAGATTGTTCTACAAGATCTTCTACGAAGACACTGACCATCAGACATTCAACACCTCTGAGTATGAGAACAAGATCGTCAAGGTCATCGTAAGAAAGAAGACAGACACAAAGAAGTTTGAAAAGTTTATCGACAAACTCTATACTTCTGGTGTTGCTGATCTAAAGATTGTAGAGAACTTTCAACTCGATGAGTATGAAGAGTTTGAAGCAGATGAGTCAGAAGACACGATGTCTATCCTCAGTCGTTATATTGACGAATCTGAAACTGAGTTAAATAAAACAGTAATTCAGTCTCTGATTAAAGAAATATACCAAGAGGCGTGTGAGGTCGTATAATGTTTATCATTACAGTTGCTGGTAAAGAAAAGGACGGTGCATACTCTGTAGTCGATGAGTCTGGGGAACAAGTCCTTTATATCTTCTGTGACGAAGACGACGCAGAAAGATATGCCTTACAACTGGAAGAACTTGACTACCCCGAGATGAATGTGTTAGAAGTAGAAGACGAGATAATGATCAAGACCTGTGAGATGCATGATCACAGGTATACTATTATAACCACTGACGATATTGTGATCCCTCCTGATTCTGAATATGATAGTTTTCAAAAAAATTAAGTGGCAAAACTTTTTGAGTACGGGTAACCACCCAACAGAAGTAAATCTCAACGAAGGTAAAACCACTCTCATCATTGGTTCAAATGGTGCTGGTAAGTCCACCATTCTTGATGCATTGACATTTGTCTTGTATGGTAAGTCTTTTCGTAAGATCAACAAAGGACAATTGATCAACTCTACAAACGAGAAGGATTGTCTTGTAGAGATTGAGTTTGAAGTGAACTCTGTAAACTGGAAGATCCAACGTGGGATCAAACCAAATATCTTCAAGATCTATCGTAATGATGAGGAGTTGGATCAGTCTGCATCAGCAATTGATCAGCAGAAGTGGTTGGAACAGAATGTATTGAAGATGAATTATAAATCATTTACACAAATCATTATATTAGGTAGTAGTTCCTTTGTTCCATTCATGCAACTCCCCACCTCTGCACGTAGGGAAGTTGTGGAAGATCTATTGGACATCAAGATCTTCTCCTCGATGAATGATGTGATCAAGGGAAAGATTCGTAATATTCGTGAACAGGTCAAGACTCTGGAACTGAAGAAGGAGAACTTGAAAGATAAGGTTGATATGCAAAAAGACTTTATCGATAAGATCGAGAGTCAGAGTAAGGATGACATCAAGACAAGGATGGATAAGATCGAAACTCTGAATCAGGAAATTGAAAGATGTTTCAAACAGAGTTTTGAACAAGAAGAAGTACTGGAATACTTACAAAAGGAGTTGAGATCTGTTGAAGATGCTTCAAAAAAATTGAGAGAGTTTGGTAATATCAAAGGTAAACTGTCTCAACGTATACAAAGTATTGTCAAGGAACATAAATTTTTCACAGAAAATACGGTATGTCCCACCTGTGAGCAAGATATTGAGGAGTCGTTTCGAGTAAATAGAATTAGTGACTCCCAATCTAAAGCAGAAGAGCTCCGAGAGGGTTATGAAAAACTCCAATCGGCTATTAAAGACGAAGAATTGAGGGAGTCACATTTCAAAACTCTATCCTCTAAAATTTCAGAAACACTTAATGACATTTCTTCTTTCAATGTACAGATCTCTGGTTTTCAACGACAGATCAGCGGACTGGAATCAGAAATTCAAACTGTTACCAGTCAGCTCGAGAACAGAAATACTGAACATGAAAAGTTAGAAACCTTACATAACAGTCTTGATAAGACATACGATGAACTGGTAGAGCACAAAGACAATATTTCCTACCACGATTTCATCTATAGTCTTCTTAAAGACGGTGGTGTAAAAGCAAAGATCATCAAAAAGTATCTACCCCTTATTAACCAGCAAGTTAATAAGTATCTACAGATGATGGACTTTTACATCAACTTCAAACTTGACGAAGAATTCAACGAAACCGTAGAGTCTCCCATTCACGAAGATTTTTCTTACGCATCTTTTAGTGAAGGGGAGAAGATGAGAATTGACCTGTCACTTCTATTCACCTGGAGGGAAATTGCAAGGGTCAAGAACTCAGTCAATACAAATCTCCTGATTATGGATGAAGTCTTTGATAGTTCACTAGATGGTTTTGGAACCGATGAGTTCCTTAAAATTATTCGATACATCATCAAGGACGCAAACATATTCGTTATCAGTCACAAGACTGGTATGGATGATAAGTTTGATTCAGTCGTCAAGTTCGAAAAACATAAAGGTTTCTCAAGAAAAATTTAATAGTGTTACGTTTTCACAAATGTTAGTGAAGTAACACAAACACCACTATATAATGTGTGAATTGGAGATTGGTAATGCATAATCTGATTTCGCACAATGAATTAGCATCTTGGAAGTGGGAAGAAAAATCAAGTTGTGATGAAAAATACGACCAAGTTTCCGAATACTTCCAGTGCATTTCAGAATGTGGCATCATAGATAGCAACGCAAGGAGGTTCTGCAGACACGTCCTAACTGAAGACTAATCTTGTAAAAGGAGCAATCATCACCGAAGACCCCTCTTGGAGAAATTCAAGAGGGGTTTGGTCTATGTGTCAATATATAAACTGTCCGACCCAGTACAGACCATGATGGGTTTCGATGTATTATAGCTATATCGAGACAGACAACCATGATCAACTACGAAATCAAGTCACAACTCGCTAAACTCCTTGCCACTGAGAACATGGTGGTTGAGAACGCCAATGTGGAGACCGCACAGTTTGATGTGGAACGTCGTGTCCTGACTCTCCCGATGTGGAAGAGGGCATCCAACACTGTATATGATATGCTCGTGGGTCATGAGGTTGGTCATGCTTTGTTCACCCCTAATGATTGGTCATGGGAAGATCGTATTCCTAAACAGTTTGTCAACGTGACTGAAGATGCACGTATTGAGAAACTGATGAAACGTCGATATCCAGGACTGTCCAAGAGTTTCTATCAAGGATACAAAGAACTTGCTGAAGATGATTTCTTTGGTCTTGAAGATGAAGATCTTTCTACCTACAATCTGGCTGACCGTGCCAACCTTCACTACAAGATTGGTAACTTTGTAGATATTCCCTTCACTGAAGAAGAGATGAAATATGTTGACATGATGAGTGAGACAGAAACCTTTGCTGATGCAGTGATGGTTGCTGAAGAGATCTATAAGTTCTGTAAGGTTCAGAGTCAAAAGGAAGAGAGTGTTGATGTTCCTCTGTCGGGTAATGGATCTGGTCAAGGAATGAATCAGGAACAGACAGAACAACAACAATCCACTGACTTCGGTGAAGGTGAGGGTGAAGAAGATTTTGGTGAACTGGAAGATCTTTCTGAAGGTCGTTCAAAACCACAATCGACAACCACTCCAGAACCTGAAGTTAAAACTGACGACATCTTTGAATCTGGTAAAGAAGAATTTAATGGTAATGTGCAACAAGGTAGTCGTACATTCAATTATCTTGAAGTACCAAAGGTTGATGTCGATAAGGTTGTAGTTTCTAACAAACAGATTCATCAGCAATTGAATGATCATTGGGTCGATCAATTGACACCTAAAGAGCATTATTGTGCATATACAGAAACAACAAAGTTTACAGAACCACGAGACTTTGGTCCTGTTGATGCTGAGTATGATCGGTACAAGAAATCTTCGCAGAAAGAAGTCAACTATCTCGTAAAAGAGTTTGAGTGTAAGAAGTCTGCAGACGCATACTCTCGGTCATTCTCTTCTAAGACTGGTACTCTGGATTGTTCTAAACTTCATACTTACAAGTACAACGAAGATCTTTTCAGAAAAGTCAATGTCATTCCTGACGGTAAGAACCATGGTCTGATCTTTATTCTTGATTGGTCAGGATCTATGGGTGATTGTCTGTTGGAAACTATGAAGCAACTGTTCAATCTGATTCAGTTCTGTAGTAAGGTCAACATTCCTTTTGATGTGTATGCATTTACTAACAACTATCAAAAGAGTGAGAATTATTTCTCTTATACCGAAAGCCCTATTCAGGAAGTCAAAGAGTATGACATGATCATCAGTCCAGACTTCAGTCTTCTTCACTTCTTCACTAGTGATGTGAACAAGAAACAACTTGATCAACAAATGAGGAGTCTATATCGTGTTGCATACAACATGGTACGGTGGTGCAATTATTCTATCCCCGTTGGTTTCAATCTCTCAGGTACTCCTCTGAATGAGGCTATTGTATGTCTTCATCAACTTATCCCTCAGTTCAAGACGAAACATAAAGTTCAGAAGATCAACACTGTGATTCTGACTGACGGTGAAGCAAATGTTCTACCCTTTTACAAAGTCAACAATTACTATGATGATAATCGTATGGGTTCAGGACGTGTGTACATGGGTGACTTCATCCGTAATCGTAAGACTGGACACACCTACAAAGTTGAGGGCTCTTTCCACAAGTTCACTGAAGTTCTTCTTGAGGATCTTAAGATGACAAATCCTGGTGTGAACATCATTGGTTTTCGTCTTGCCAGTAACAGTGACTTTAAAGGATTCGTTCGACGGTATGATGACACCATGACCGAAGATTCCTACAAGAAGATCAAAAAGAACAAGTCTGTTGCAATCAAGACCAGTGGATATACTTCCTACTTTGGTATTCTTTCATCTTCTCTTGATAATGATACTGAGTTTGATGTTGAGGAAGGTGCAAGTAAAGCAAAGATCCGATCTGCCTTTGTTAAAAATCTTAATGCAAAATCTCTAAATAGAAAGGTATTGAGTCAGTTTGTAGATATCATTAGTTGAGTCAGTCGGACAACTGGCCCATCTGCCACCCCATAAGGGTGGTTTTCGTGTATTATAGCTTTGTTGAGACAAATCATCATGGCACTATCCACTTCTTCTATCGTTGCATCCCTTTCAGACACTTACGGACCTGAGGTTACTACTGGTGACATTCGTGGATGGTGTGCCATGAATGACATGAGTTACCAGACCGTCACCAAGAAACTCAATGAGTATAAGGTTGGTCGTGGTAAGTGGAACCTCACCGTTCAAGAAAAACTTGAACAGAACTATCAAGCTCCTGCAGCTCTCTCCGCAATCGAACAAGACCTTATCCCTCAAAAAGATGATTCCTTCGTCAAGTTTGGTAACTTCTCTGATATTAAAAAAATTATTCAGTCCCGTCTTTTCTACCCTACGTTTATCACGGGTCTCTCGGGCAATGGTAAAACGTTCCTTGTCGAACAGGCGTGTGCGCAACTCAAAAGGGAACTGATCCGTGTCAACATTACAATCGAGACTGACGAAGATGATCTTATTGGTGGGTTTCGTCTTGTTAATGGTGAAACTGTCTGGCATAATGGACCCGTCATCGAGGCTCTGGAACGGGGAGCTGTGTTGCTTCTAGATGAGGTTGACCTGGCATCTAACAAGATTCTGTGTCTTCAGTCTATCCTTGAAGGCAAGGGTGTCTTCCTGAAGAAGATTGGTCGATTCGTCAAACCTGCAGATGGTTTCCAAGTCATCGCTACTGCCAACACCAAGGGTAAGGGTTCTGACGATGGTCGGTTCATCGGTACCAACGTTCTGAACGAAGCATTCCTTGAACGTTTCTGTGTCACCTTCGAACAGTCCTATCCGACTCCTTCTACAGAACAGAAGATTCTTGAGTCTGATTGTGATGACAAGGAATTCTGTAAGCACCTGGTTGACTGGGCAGACATCATCCGTAAGACCTTCTACGATGGTGGTATTGATGAGATCATCTCCACCCGTCGTCTGGTTCACATCGTTCGTGCATACTCTATCTTTGGTGACAAAGCCAAAGCACTTCAGGTTTGTATCAATCGTTTCGATGATGAGACCAAGGCAGCATTCCTGGAACTGTATGACAAAGTTGATGTAGACTTTGAAATCGTTGACACTACGGAGGAATCTTGATAGAATGAACTCATGGTCCCTATTGTATGATGAACTCATGAGCGACATTGATTTTGTGGGTGCAAATGGGGGGTTTGAATATACTCCCCTATCCGAATCCACTACAGGTAATGTAGATATTCACACAGATTATGAAATGAATTTGAACATTGATAACAAAAATGGTTTCTGGAAATATGAGGAAGATGTAATCCTCAAGGAGATCCGTGACTATCTTGGTGGTACGTATAAAGCACATTATGCTAACGACAACAAGACTCAGACACTGGATCTGATTGATAGTATTGGTGACTCGGAAGCATTTTGTCGATCCAATGCAATCAAATATCTCTCACGGTTTGGTAAGAAGGAAGGCAAGTCTAAACTTGACATCCTCAAAGCAATCCACTACTGTATTCTCCTCTATCATTTCTCTGGCATTAACAAGCAACCAAAAGGTAACTACGAAACATTCTGAATTATGAAATTATCTGAAAGCACTGTATCTCTCCTGAAGAACTTCTCTTCCATCAACCAGTCTATCCTGTTCAAGGAGGGTCAGAAGCTCCGAAGCATTTCGGTCATGAAGAACATCCTGGTTGAAGCCAATGTGTCTGAAGAGTTCCCTAAAGACTTCGGTATCTACGATCTGAACCAGTTCCTCAACGGACTGTCTCTTCACTCCTCTCCTGATCTTGACTTTGATAATGATCAGTATGTTGTGATCAATGGTCATAGTTCAAGTTCTAAGTATTTCTTTACAGATCCGTCTGTGATTGTTGCACCTCCTGAGAAAGAGATCACTCTTCCGACCGAGGATGTTTGTTTTCAACTGACCAGTCAACAACTGGAGAAACTGAAGAAAGCTGCATCTGTCTATCAACTCCCTGACATCTCTGTCATCGGTGAGAATGGTGTGATCAAACTGGTTACACGTGATAAGAAGAACGATACTTCTAATGACTTCTCTATCATCGTTGGTGAGACAGAGGCTGAGTTTGTCTTCAACTTCAAAGAAGAGAACCTGAAGATAGTCCCTGGTAACTATGATGTGGTTGTGTCAGAAAAACTTCTGTCCCGTTTCCAGAATCAGAACATCGATGTGACCTATTATATCGCTCTGGAACCTGATTCTACTTTTGGATGATGCAACCTGATCCTTATATTCAGTTTCTTGAAAATTGGATTCCTGGAATCGGAGAAAGCACTAAACTCCATGATCAACTTCATGAGTATTTTGGTCTTGGGTTTAGTGTAAACGATGAAGCACGATTACTTGGATTTCAGTTAGGACATCATCCCGCTGGAAACTTTTTCCATGTAGTCGTTTTTTCTGTCATGAGTCTTACGATCTATCCTAAAGATTATCGTAACACCTGGAAAGATGTGACAGATTTTTATCAAGCATATTTACTTGGAAAATACTGGCAATCTGTATCTTATTGGTTTATACCAAAAACAATTTTATGAATGCAAATACTTTGCGAATTGTAGGAAGTGCCAGTTTGCTGATTGGATACTTCCTTCTTTTGTATTTGGATGTTAGAATTGGATGTACATTCAGATTGGTTGGTGGGTGCATGATGATTCCATTTGCCGTATCAATCAAAACTTGGGATGTTGTCGGATTACAATCGTTTTTTGCAGTTATCGATGCATCCAAAATTATTCAACTTTCGTTATGAACATCTTCAGTCTTGTTGGTTGGTTTAAATGAACATTTTTGTCACTCATCCAAGTCCTTGGGAATCTGCTAGGGTTCTACCTGACAAGCACATCGTCAAGATGCCCTTAGAGACCTGTCAGATGCTTGCTATTGTGTGTTCGGACAAATGGGGTCATGGATTTGGTACTCTTCCCAAAGCAGACGGAACTCCCTATGCTACGGAGAAAGGTGCTTTTCGTAATCATCCCTGTACAATTTGGGCAAATGAGTTTGTCCTTAATTGGCGATGGTTGATTCAGCATGGTTTAGCACTGTGTGAAGAGTACTCAAACCGATATGGAAAGATTCATTCCTGTCTTCCTACACTTGCACATGCACACAAGATTTTTCCGATGGCAGATCCTGCTGGAAGATCAGGAAAAGAACCAACACCTTTTGTATTTGCTGGGCCTGATGAATTCAAATACGATGAAAGTATTGACATCTATACTAAGTACAAAAGATACATTGCATCAAAACCATGGGTGAAGGACAACTACCTGAGAATACCCGAGAGAAAGCCGGACTGGGTTTGATTCCTTTCAGTCTCTGTTTACTTGGTACACTTTGTGTTATAGTAGCAGGGTACTTCCACGGTCACATGAATATCGGTGCCGTGTGTCACAACTTGCATAACTTTAATTAATTATGAGTCGTAATGAATTTGTTTGGGTTGAATCGTATCGACCCCAGACTATTGAAGATTGTATTCTCCCTGATGGAATCAAGAATACTTTCAAACAGTTTGTAGAGAAGGGGGAAGTGCCTAATCTTCTTCTCTCTGGACCTCCTGGATGTGGTAAGACCACTGTCGCCAAGGCACTTTGTCATGAACTTGGAGTAGACTGTTATGTCATCAACGGATCCGATGAGGGACGGTTCCTGGATACTGTCCGAAACAATGCGAAGAACTTCGCTTCGAC